TAACAATACTGTAGCAGGATTAGCTACAGCAATTAATAATTTAGGTTATACTTATATTAGTGCATCGGTAATATCTGGAAAATTAAATATTTTTTCAGCACAACCAGAATTACCAGGACAACGTCCGTTTCTAGAAATAGTTACTGGTACAACAGAGTTATTAACAGCATTGTTTGGTTCTATTGTTACTCCTGCATATTATTTTCAACCATCAGTAGCATACGGTACATCTGCTCAAATGCCATTATGGTCTAAAAGTCAAGCACAACCTGCTCCAACTGGATCAGTATGGATTCAAGTGGCCACATCAACAACTGGTTTAAATCCAGTTGTATCTCAATATAATGGTGTGACACAAAGTTGGAAAGCATTATCAGTATTAACGGCAACTGCTGATTGGACTGTAGATTCTTTATTAGATGCAACAGGTGGTCAAGCTATTCCAGCTGGTACAGTTTATGCACAATATGGATTTGATGGTGGTTACAATCAAGGGCCAGTGTATTTATGGAATCGCATAGCTACTGGACCTACAGTAATTACTGGTACAACAACAAATTGGACATTAAGTGGTATTCTAGATAGTCCAACTATTATGGGTATCAGGGTAAGTATCCCGGGTTCTACAAGTTTGTCTACTTATTACAATATGTCTATTTCAAATGGCATGAGTCCTAGTGATTTTGTTACTTCATGGGCGGCTGCAGGAGCACCCTATACAACAGCAAGTGTTACTACAGACGGCGCTATTCAATTAACACACACCGCAGGTGGTGAGATTCTTTTATATGATGCCATAATATCTGGTTCAAATGAAGGTAAACATAGTGGTGTATTAGCACAGATTGGTATTGTTGCAGATGAAACTAGTGGAGTAAAATATGGACCTTCATATGCTCAAATATTTACAGTTTCACCAACTAGTACTACAGGTAGTGGTACAGGTGCTACCTTCAGAGTATCACCTCAATACGGTGAGTACATAATAGCTAATAACTGTATAGTAACTGCAGGTACAGGTTATGCCGCAGGCGACACGGTAACAATTGCAGGTACAAGTTTAGGTGGTACTACTCCAGCTAATGATTTAGTACTTAAAGTTGTTAGCGTAATCAGCGGTGGAATTCAAGCAGTAACATATGTTTCTGGAAATGCAATTCCGCAAATATATGCAACTCAGTTAAGTAATTGGGTATCATTTACATATGCATCAAATAACGGTGCTCCAGCTACATTACCAGCTGATTACACTAACTGGTTCTATAGTGTTAATGACCAAGTTGATTTAATGGTTAACTACAATGGTCAATGGAATGGTTATAACAATTTAGCTTATGACACATCTGGTTTCCCAGCACACACTGGTAGTAACAATACTGATCCAAATGGTCCTATCATGAGTGCAAGTCAACCAACAGTACAAAGTGATGGTACATCATTACAATACGGTGATATTTGGATTGATACTGGCATTGATGCATTAGAATTATATCCGTTGATATATCGTTATCAATTAGTCAATGGTTCAAATACATGGGTATTGATTAATAATACAGCAGATACAAGCAGTACTGGTATTATATTTGAAGATGCACGTTGGGGAAGTTCTGGTGCTATTGATCCAGTTAACGATCCTATCCCAACAATTCAAAGTTTGCTAACTAGTAACTATATTGACTTAGATGCTCCGGATCCTTCACTATATCCAAATGGTATGATTTTATGGAATACGCGCCGTTCAGGATATAATGTAAAACAATTTAGAACAAATTATTTTACAAGTGCAAATTATCCTAATGCTAATCCTTATAATCCAAGTGCTCCTACAACAGTTGGTAACTTACCAGAGTTCAGTTATACATGGGTAACAGCAAGTGGTAATCAAACTAATGGTGCTCCTTACATGGGTAGATTTGCTCAACGTGAAATGGTAGTTAAATCATTGAGTAGTGTTGTTGATACTAACACAGATATTCGTGATGAAGACAACTATTTTAATTTAATTGCATGTCCTTACTATGAAGAACTACAACCTAACATGGTTGTATTAAATGCAGACCGTGGTGACACAGGATACATTTTAGGTGACACACCAATGGGACTTCCGGCTAGTGCTACTGCAATTCAAGCATGGGCTACAAATGCCGCAGGTGCTCCAAGAACAGACGAGCAAGGTTGCGTTACACGTGACACTTATTTAGGTCTATTCTATCCAAGTGGTTTAACAACTGATTTGACAGGTAACTTAGTTGCTGTTCCACCAAGTCACATGATGATTCGTACATTCTTACGCAATGATACTATTGCTTATCCTTGGTTTGCGGCAGCAGGTACACGTCGTGGTATTATTGATAATGCAACAAACATTGGTTATCTAGATAGAACAACTGGTCAATTTATTACGATCAAAACTAACCTTGGTATTCGTGACACATTGTATATCAATTACATCAATCCATTAGTATTCTTTACTGGTGTTGGTCTATTGAACTTTGGTAACAAAACAAGCTATGCATCTAATAGTGCGTTAGATAGAACAAATGTTGCACGACTAATTGCTTACTTACGTAGACAATTAACAATAGCGGCAAGACCATTCGTATTTGAGCCTAACGATGCATTAACACGCAATCAAATTTCAGGTGTTGTTCAAACATTGCTTATTGATTTAGTTGCTAAACGCGGTATATACGATTATTTGGTAGTTTGTGACGAAAGTAACAATACTCCAGCTAGAATTGATAGAAATGAATTATGGATTGACGTTGCAATCGAGCCAGTTAAGGCAGCAGAATTCATCTACATTCCAGTTAGAGTGTTAAATACCGGAGCAATATCATCATCTAATGGTGCTTAATGATAGCCCGAAAGGGCTATCTACTTTAGATAAATAAGATTAACAGGAGAAACAAAAATGGCAACAGCCTCACAATCATTGTACAACATGACAGTAGCATCTGATAACGCCAGTGGCAATCAGGGCTTACTAATGCCAAAATTACAGTTCAGATTCAGAGTTAACTTTTTGAATTTTGGTACAGGTGGAAGTACAGTAAACTTAACAAAACAGGTTATTGATTGCTCAAGACCACAAATTCAGTTCCAAGAAATTACACTTCCAATTTACAACTCAACAATGTATTTGGCTGGTAAAGCACAATGGCAAACAATGACTATCAATATTCGTGACGATGCATCAGGCTCAGTATCTGCATTGATTGGTCAACAAATTCAGAAACAAATGGACTTTGTTGAACAAGCAAGTGCGGCAACTGGTCAAGACTATAAATTTGAAACAAATATTGAAGTTTTAGATGGTGGTAACGGAACAAGTGCTCCAATAGTTTTAGAAACATGGGAACTATATGGATGCTTTGTACAAACAGCAAACTACAATACATTAAATTACGGTACTAACGAAGTAGTTACAATTTCATTGACACTACGCTTTGATAACGCAATTCAGTCACCAATTGGTTCTGGTGTTGGTGCAACAGTTGGTAGAACACTTGGATCATTGGCTACTGGTATTGGTGCATCAGTTTAATGCGTAATTAAAGGAATTAATCCATGTCTGGATTTATTCAAAATTTACTACAAGGCGCTGCCGGCACATTTTTCGGCAGCGATTACCTACGTGATTACACTCACGCAAGTAAAACGTTTAGAACTAATGCATATCAATATGCACCTAAGTTTAAATATCTATTTCATGTCTATTTTGACATAAACACAACTGCGTATAATCAAAACGTAAACACTGGTGCAAACTTTGGATTAGATGTCAAAACTGCACAATTACCTAAATTTAATTTTGAAACATCTACACTAAATCAATACAATCGTAAAAGAATTGTACAAACTAAAATTAAATATGATCCAATTACCATAACGTTTCATGATGATAACGGAACAGCGGCAGGCAGTCCAACTGCAGGTGGTATCATAAGAAGTTTATGGACAGCGTATTATAATTACTACTATGCAGACGGTAACAATGCACAAGTTGTATTTGCCGGTGCTCGTGGAGGAACAAATCCAAATCAAGGCGGTGTTGCTGGTCAAGGAGGTACTGCGGCATCAAGCACAGGGGCAACGTATAACAGTAGAAATCAGTATGATCCTAGTATAGCAGGAAATGCTACTTGGGGTTATATAGGAGATACCAATGTTCCTAGTAGTACAGGTGCACAAAAAGTACCGTTTTTTAAGAACATTACAATCTTTGGTTTCAACCAACATAATTTTGTAGCATACACATTAATAAATCCAATTATCACTAATTTCAGTCACGACACTTATAGTTACGCTGAAAATACAGGTATTATGGAAAATCAAATGACATTAGATTATGAAACAGTAGTATATAACAACGGTGCTATAAGTGGTGCTAGTCCTAGTAATATTGTTACTGGATTTGGTTTAGAAACTAATTATGATTTGACACCAAGCCCTATATCAAAGCCAGGAAGCCAAGCAACTATATTAGGTCAAGGTGGTTTAGTAGACGGTGCTAATGGTGTGGTTAGTAATTTAGCCAATGGTAATTTGTTGGGCGCAGTACAAGCCGCAGGCACAACATACAATACATTTAAAAATCAAAATTTAACACAACTTGCAGCCAGCGAAGTTACCTCTGGTATTATTAATGCTGTGCAACAAACACCAAATAGAAATATAAATGTTGTTACTCCGATATTTGGGGCAACACCAAATGGTAATGCAGGTACGCCTCCTAATGCACCGGGAAGCCCACAACAAATAACTGCCAATCCATATGCAGGTGTTTCTAATACCGGGCCTAATTAATACATAAATACATTATGGCTCAAATATTAGACACTAGAAGTAATTTAGATCAAACAATTAGAATCTTTGATTCTTTTTATTCCTTTGATTTGGTTGTACCGGCAAATCAATATGATATTGTACATAGTTATTTTACAGGCGTGTGTGCTACAAAAACTATTGCAAATAATTTTACTGCTGTTTTATTCAGAATAGCACAAGATACAGGTATATCTGTGCTTGATTTGTTAGACCAAATAAAAGGTAAAACAAAAATGGAATTAAATCAAATACTTGCATATTATTTGAATAGTTTTAAAAGTAAAACATCATTATATGGTATAGCTATTATACCAAAATCAAATCAACCGGTGGCACGTAACATAGTGCTTTAATCATGGCAAATTATGCACAAGGTATATTTACTCCAAAAAACCCACACAAGTACGTAGGTCAGCATAAGCCTAAATATCGCAGTGGTTGGGAATTAACATTCATGACATTTTGCGATACACACAATAATGTAACTCATTGGGCCAGTGAAGCATTAGCAATACCCTATCGTAGTCCATTAGATGGAAAAATACACAAATATATACCTGACTTTTTTGTAGTATATCAAAACAAGTACGGTAAATCAATTGCTGAAGTTGTTGAGATAAAACCTAAAAAACAAAGTTTAATTGAAAGTCGTGCGGCAAGTGCTAGAGATAAAATTGTTGTTGCAATTAATCATGCAAAGTGGCAAGCCGCAATGGCTTACTGTAAAACTCAAGGGTATACCTTCAGAGTAATCACCGAAGATGACCTTTTTAGAAATGGTTCACGAAAGTAAATAAATACTTTCATGAATAAAAAACTAGAAGAACTTTTTGAATTACCGCAAAGTGAGATTGAAACTCTTAGCGCACCTATTCCTGATAACGCAGAATATGTTATCGCTGATGCATTAGACAACATAGAAAAAATTGAAAACGCATTACCACAAGTACGCGGTCTAGATATGGCTGATGGGGAAATGGATGAACTAGCAGGACTAGCAACAAGCAGTTATAAAGATTTAATGGATTTAGGAATGCAAGTTGATAGTAGATTTGCAAGTGAAATCTTTAATAGTGCAGGAACTATGCTTGGACATGCTATCACAGCTAAAACAGCAAAAATAAACAAAAAATTAAAAATGATTGAGTTGCAATTGAAGAAAGCGCAATTGGATCAAAAAATGGCTAGTAAAACTGAAGAAATTGAAAGTACTCCATTAGGTGATGGTAAAACATTAGACCGCAACGAACTACTAAAAATTCTCTCCAGCAAAACAAACGAAAAATGATAAATAATTAATACAGGAATAAAAAATGAAAAGCCTAAAACAATATATAGTAGAAAGTGTTCATACATACAATTACACTATCAAAATTGCCGGCGAAATTGACAATAACTTTATAGATATGTTTAAGTACAATCTAAACAAGTTTGATCCAGTCAAGATTAGCGATCCGGTACGTACTCCTATTCAAAAGAGTCCATATGGATTCCCAAATTTAGAAAACGAAGCTATTACAATCATTAAAGCTGAATTTAGATATCCAGCTAATGAGCCAATGATTCAGCAAATTGCACAATTATTAGGTTACAATGTTAACATGGTGCGTGTAGTTGGTACTGATTTTGACGATAGCATTGATAGTGAGCAAATGGGATATGAAAATGAAATGAGTCATAGTCCATTATTAGATCATACTGAATTAGAAGAACAACCAGATGCTAAAGAAGCAAGTAAAGCATATGGTGATTCATATTTAAGTTCAATCAAAGACCAAAGTAAAGGTTCTAAGATTAACACTCCATATGCGGGCAAAGAAACTCCAGATGCGTTTGATCCGTTCAAGCCATATCTAGACGATAAAAGAGCGGGAGACAAGAGCCCGATGACAAAAATTACAAGACCACCCAAGCCA